TAAGGTTTATTCGATTGTTACTTTCATTTTCTTGGCAAGAACTGCGATTGCATCGAGTTTTGCCTTTGAGCGACCTGCCCGTTTGATGAGTTCTTTGAGCAACTGGGCATCAGAGTAATTAGCGATACCTTTCTTGCCAGCTCCAGAACCCTTCTTTTTCCCTGCATCAACAATCTTGCCAGACTTATTGATTGCAAAGTGATAACAGAAAACATTAACAAATGATTTCATGTTCTCATAATCAGAAACATACTTGGCATCAACCTTCTTGGCACGGGTAGCCTTCTTCATGTTATCAAGGGTTGCGAAACCTTCAACCGATTTACCATGCTGTTCAGCCCACAGGATACCAACGATACCTTTGGCAGACTTAGCTTTACAGCTTTTCCGCCTGAGTACCGCTTGGATGATAGCCTTCGCACGACTTGAAAGTTCAAGCCCTTCTTTACCGATAGCGATAGCTTCTGAGTACAGGTCTGTTTTAGTCTTGTTTGCCTTTGCCATTGTTTTCACCTTTCCTTTAGGATTAATTAATCCTATTGAGGTTAGTTCTTTGGAGTGTTCATGTTAGGACAACCCCACCATGACAACACCACAAAGAATAAAAAAAAAAAAGAAACACCATTTGTTTCTGCCGATAAGATAACCGATTTAAAAAATCTTGCAACAACCCTTGTCTTGCAAGGCTTCCCAGACCCACCACCAGAAGGCTTTCCAGACGCACTTACAATGTGTTAGGCACGCTTGTCATGTCACCCACCCCCTATGTACCCCCTACACCATCCAAGGAGTGTTACCAGGGGGGTCTATTTAGTATTTAGGTCGAGACACAGAACACTCCTAACAACACTCTTTGGGTGAAACTTAGAACTGTTACGTAACTTCAATGAGTTAGCCTTGGACTGTATGGGGGGGACTACTGTCCCTTGAAAATTTTCCCTATTTTAAATAAATTATTTTTAAGAAACTGAAAAAAAGACTTGACAAAATCGTAAAAATATGTTATAATATATATGTAAGTTACTTAGTACTTACTTATAACTCTTATTAAGAAAACTTAATTCAACGAGATTCAATTATGAAATACTACTTAATACTTTCAACTAGTTTAATTATAACAATCGGTTTAATAGTCTATATGATTCTTAACTAAAGTTAAAATCTATTTGATTCTTAGATTATTAAGCTGATTAACTTAACAGTTCTTAAGAAAGTTACTAGTAAATACTAGGGGAGTTAAAAAGAGATGAGTAAATACAATGATGTTAAAGATATCTTAAAAGATGATAACCCTGCTGATCTTCTGGTTGATCAAGACGATGGTAATGGTTTCACTAAAGTAGGTAGGGCAGCTTGGGAAAAGATTAAGTCTGCTGCTGCTAAAGTTGAAGATAAAACAGATATCATGAAAGATACCAAGAAAGGTATAGCACACAGGACTGTAGTAAAGGCCTTGGAAAAGGGAAGCAAAGCCGCTAAGAAGATAGCCTCTGATGCTGGTGATCTGGCCTCTGATGTAATCAAAGCTCCTAGCAGAGCTGGTAGAGCAGCTGGTTCTAAAGCTCATGACGTAATTCATGGTCCTCAAGGACGAAAGACTAGAAAGAAGAAGAAGGATTAACATCTGATATGACTAAAAAATCTGGAGCGGGTCTGGGACTACTCACAGACGACTCAGTGATAGTTGAAGATGTACCTAAAGCCTTTGACTCCTTGAAACCTAAATATCAGATCTTCGTTAAGGAACTCTTCTCGAACGGTTGGAACAAGACTCAAGCAGCCCTAGCTGCTGGATCAAAGAACGAGGACGCAGCTATAGCGTCAGCTAATATCTGGCTCAAGAGAGAGGATATCAAGCAGGCTGTAGAAGAGTATCGTTTAATTAAAGATAAAGCAGATGATCTTACAGTAGAGGATTTGAAAGCAGAACTCTGGCGCAACCACTTAAAGGCTGCTAGGGTATCTGATTCAAATAAAGCCCTTGAACTTTTACTCAGATGTATGGGAGCGTTCAAGGACAGTGTTGAAATAGAAGGGAACATGGGGTTCGCTTCTGTTATAGCAGATCTTAGACAGACTGCTAAAGAGATATCAGCCGACGAGAACAGCGCTAAAGTAATCGAGGCTGAGGTTCTACCGGACAATGGGGAATCGTCCCCTGACAAAGGAAGCTCAATTAAGCTTCTGGACAAAGGAGATACAAAATGAATTATCGTGATTCGATGGAACTTGGCGTGTTGCAGGTTAATACCTCTCTCGCTGCTAGACAGAAAGTTAGTATTAAGACTGACGACTACACTTGTACTGTAGCCGACTCTGGAACCAATTTCATGATTGGTACTGATGCTAAAACCTTTACCCTCCCAGCAGCTTCTGCTTCTACGAAGGGTGTGTGGTACACCTTCACTAATATTGGAGCTGATGGTAATAACATTGTAACCATCTCTCCGGCAGCTGCTGATTATATCGCTGGAACTATTACTTTAGCTGCTTCTGTAGTTGACATTGGTGTTGTTGTAAATAAAGACCTTATTAATACTAAGGCAACCTCTATCACTGGTGACTCTGTTACTATTATATGTGATGGTGTGGATGGCTGGTATGTCACTGCTTCAACTGGCATCTGGGCTTCTGAATAATAACTAACTAGGAAAGGGGGAGTCCGGTAGCTCCCCCTACCTTTATTTATGACAGACGATAAAGAAGAATTTAAGAAACTCTTACAGTCCTACAAGGACGACCCTGTTAAGTTTGTGTACGAGGTCATTGGCGCTCGACCTACTACACAACAGGAAGAGATGCTCAGAGCTGTAGCACCTAGAGGCTCTAAGGTATCTATTAAGTCAGGTCACGGTTGTGGTAAGACCTCTGGCCTATCCTGGATTATCCTCTGGTTCCTTTGTACACACTCGAACTGTAGGATACCTTGTACGGCCCCTTCAAGTCACCAGCTTAACGACTTGCTTTGGCCTGAAGTAATGCGGTGGAAGAATCAGATGCACCCCTTCTTCTCTGCTGGTATAGAGAATTCTGCTGACAAGATCTGGATTAAGGACTTCAAGGAAACACAGTACGCAGTGGCTCGTACTGCTAGGCCTGAGAAACCAGAGGCACTGCAGGGATTTCACGCTCCTAATCTACTCTTTGTCATTGATGAGGCGTCAGGTGTTGCCGAGCAGATCTTTGAAGTAGCTGAGGGAGCGCTAAGTACTGAGGGCGCTCGGGTTATTATGACGTCGAACCCAACACGTACGGATGGCTACTTTTATAGATCACAGACTAGAGAACGAAAGTACTGGGACTGTCTGCACTTTAACTGTCTAGATTCACACCTTGTATCTGATGATTACCCTAAGTCAATGGCAGACAGATACGGGGAAGAGTCCACAGTTTACCATGTTAGGGTTCTAGGAGAGTTCCCAGATAGCTCAGATGACACAGTTATACCTTTACATTATATAGAAGCAGCTGTTGGAAGAGATACAGATTATCCCATGTCACCTAAGATAGCTGGCTTGGACGTAGCAAGAAAAGGAGACGATGCAACAGCTATTACCGTTACACAAGGAAACAAGATCATCTACCTTGATAGGTGGTACAACAAAGACCTCATGTCCACCGTGGGTAGAGTCAAAGCACTCTATGATGAAAAGGTTTTTCACAAGGTACAAGTTGATGCTATTGGAGTTGGGGCTGGAGTTGCTGATCGTCTTGCTGAGCTTGGGGTTCCTACTGTTCTTGTAAATGTAGCAGAGTCTACCGCCTACAAAGAGAAGTACTCTCGTTTGAGAGATGAGCTTTGGTGGACGGGTAGAGAGTTCTTTCAGGATCTCTCTTGCTGTATAGACCCTGACATCAAATGGCTTGATGAACTGATCGGGGAACTTAGTTCAGTCAAATATGACTTTGCCTCTAATGGTAAGCTTAAAGTAGAATCTAAAGAAGAGATGAAGAAGCGAGGAGAGCACAGTCCGAACTTGGCTGACTCATTCCTTTTAACTAGATTTCAAGGTAAAAAAGATATACGAGTGAAACGGGGCAAAGTTAACTTTCAACCCGTTGCCACTGGAGGATGGACTTAATGGCTGGATTAGTACAAACTAAAACTAACAAAGAAATAGAATCAGATAAATCCAAAGCCGAAGCTGCTAAAGATAAAGCTAATCAGCCTAGGATTAATTTATCTTCTCTTTCTGGTTATGTTCAATCCTGCTGGGTTGCAGCCAGGGATGCTAAGCGTACTATTAAAGACGAGATGGAAGCGATGCTCAGGCAACGCAACGGGGAATACTCTCAATCGAAGCTTAGAGAGATACAAATATATGGTGGGTCTACTACCTTCATGCGTTTAACCGATGAAAAGTGTACAGCTTGCAAAGCTTGGCTTACTGAGATAATGATTCAAGATAAGCCTTGGTCAGTCTCTCCTACTCCTATCCCTGAACTCCCTCCTGAAATAACCACCCAGATAGAACAAGAAGTAGTAGCTGAATTAGAACAAGGTATACAAGCTGGCTTAATATCCCCCCAGGATATAGACACTCGGAAACAGGAGATGTCTCTTGAGGTACAGGATAAAGCTAATAAGATAGCTCGTAAGGCAGAGCAAGAAGTAGAAGAAAAGATTCACGACATCCTAGTAGATGGCAAATGGGACACAGCTTTTAAAGGTGTCCTTGATGATATAGTAGATTTACACGTAGGTATTTTAAAAGGACCGATCATCCGTAAGCGTAAGGAGCTATCCTGGGGCCAAGGTGGAAAGCCTGAGGTGTCTGAACAAACTGTCATAGAGTTTGCTAGAGTATCACCTTTTGATATATATCCTTCACCCACTGCTACTAATGTAGATGATGGATACCTCCTAGAAAAGCACAGATTGACACGAGAGAGCCTTGTAGCAATGAAAGGGGTCACTGGGTACGATTCATCCGCAATTGACCGTGTACTCGAACGTGCGACGTTTGGTGGGCTATATGGTTGGCTAGATGATATGTCAACTACTCCTGGTCTTTCAGAAGAGAAAGAAAAGGATGACATTAACTTTGGTCAGACAGTAGATCATACTATTGAAGCGCTCCAGTTCTGGGGTAAGATACAGGGGAAACTCTTAAAAGAATGGGATGCTAAGGTAGAAGACGAGTTAGGCGAATACGAATGTGAAGTTTGGATTATAGGTGGGGAAGTAATTAAAGCAGAACTAAACGGAGATCCTCTAGGACGTAGACCATACTATAAAGCATCCTTTAGAGAACGAAACGGTTCTTGGTGGGGAGCAGGGTTACCTGAGACAATCTCTGATATACAAGATATGTGCAACGCAGCAGCACGTAACCTAGTAAACAATATGGCGTTTGCATCGGGACCGCAGGTTGGGGTCGATGTTTCTCGGTTGGCAGAAGGAGAATCACCCAAGGGCATTGCACCAAATAAGATCTGGCAGTTCGACGAGTCGATGAACGTATCGTCTGGTGGAAGGCCTCCTATTTGGTTCTTCCAGCCGAAGCCTCTCGTTAGCGAAATCTTGAGGGTGTACGAGTTCTTTTCTAACGAGGCTGATAATAAATCAGGAGTACCTAAGTACAGTTATGGTTCAGGTGGTAGCGCAGGAGCATTAGGTACAGCCACTGGTATGTCTATGATGATGTCGAATGCATCAAGAGGTATCAAGCAGGTTGTATCAAATGTAGACTATGGTATCATTCAACCAGCTATACGAAGACTATACGAATGGTTTATGTTATATGATCCAGAAGCAGGATTCCCTGGAGATATTAAGATTGTAGCTAAGGGTTCATCTGCGCTACTTGCTAAGGAACAGCAGCAGGTAAGGCGTAATGAATTCCTTAACATTGCCTTGCAGCCTCCAGTAATGGAGATCATCGGGAGGGATGGCTTGGCTACTATCTTAAGATCTATATCAGAAGGACTAGACTTTGGATCTGATGCGGTAGTACCTACTGAATCCCAGTTAAGGATACAGGAGTTCCAACAGAAGCAGCAACAGCAAGCTATGATGGAACAACAGATGATGATGGAACAGAAGCAGGGACAGCAAGCTCCACAACCGAAAGGGCCAGAAACCACACCAGATGGTTCGGTAGCAGGCGGGGCGGATATTAAAGCATTCTAAAGGAGGGTAGATGGTTAAACCTAATGATGTACAGTTGGCTGCTATACGAAGAGTAGCTGACTCAAGAGACGGGCTTTTATTCTTGGAATGGCTGGACACAAACCTTAACATGGTAGGCCTTGGTTTAGAGAATGAGGAAAACGAAGTTCACCTACGATGGAAACAAGGAGCGTCTAAGACCTTGCGTACTCTTATAAGCACCATGAGAAAAGCCAAAGAAACCATTCAAAAACGAAAGGAATCAAATAATGAATAACAAACAAGCTAAGGAAGCTGGCGCTAAAGCTGATGCACTTCATAAAGAATTGTATGGCGATAGCACCCCAGCAGAAAATACAGACAGCCCTAAAGAGGAGCCTGTCGCTAAGGTAGAAGCTGAAGCACCAACTGAGCAGGCCGCCCCCGCGGCAGAACCTGTTACGGATTGGGAGCAGAAGTTTCGTACCCTCCAAGGAAAGTACAATGCAGAAGTACCGAGATTGCACCAGCAGGTGCAGACCTTGAGTACTCAGGTAGAAGTACTTGATAGGGAGAAGGAAGCAGCACAGGAGGCCAGAGAATCTTTGGTAGCTTCTGCTGACGATTTAGACCAGAGTACATACGCTGAGTACGGTGAAGAGTTCGAGCGCATGGCTGAAACTATTAACGCCCTTCAAGGTAAACTCAATTCAGTTATTACTGAGAATAGCCGTTTGAAGGATACCGTTGGTGAGATTGAGGTCAGTGCAGCTGAGAACAAAACCGACAGGTTTTACTCTGCTATCACAGCAGTCGTACCTAATTGGAGAGAGATCAATACCGAACCAAAGTTCTTGGAATGGTTGCAGACTACTGATCCAATGACGGACCTTTCATACCAAGATTATCTTAATCATGCTGCGGATACGTTAGATTCACAGAAAGCAATTAATATATTTAAAACATACAATGAATCTACTATTCAACCGCAGGTTCAGCAGGACATGGTAGAGAGGCAAGTTCAGCCCGCTACCACTTCTATGGCAACTACCCCAACTGTGCAGAAACAACAGTACACACGACGTGATATTAAAACGTTCTATAAGAACGCTGCCACTGGTGTGTACACTAAAGCACAGAAGGATGCAATTGAAGCTGATATATTCGCTGCGCAAAATGAAGGTAGGATCATTGGTTAATACTTGAGGAATTAAACAATGACTATTGCACCAGGCGCGTTAAGCGCTAATGTTCAGTTGTTTGGCCCACAGGGTTCAGACACTACAATGATTGACAACTACATTCCAGAGATTTGGAGTGGTAAGTTGCTTGAGAAGTTTTATAACACTACTGTATTCGGTGAGATTTCTAATACCGATTATGAGGGTGAGATTAAGTCACATGGTGATACTGTTCATATCCGTATCGTACCGGATATCACCATTAATGACTACGACGTTAACCAGAGTCTCAGCTACGAGCGGCCTGCAGTAAGTATGGTTGACCTGACTATTGATCAGGGTAAATACTTTGCAGTCTCCGTGAATAAGGTTGAGGAGAAGCAGGCTGACATTAACTATGTTAGTGCTTGGGCTACTGATGCTTCTGCCCAGATGAAGATCTCTATTGATACGGATGTACTTAGTCTGTTCAAGAAGCAGGCTGATGGTACCACTGATATCCTCGGTACCTCTGCTGCTACTAAACTGATTGGTGTAGCTACTGGTCATGCTGTACAGGGATCTGGAGTCTCTGAGTATAACCAGGGTACCACTGCTGGTTATGTTTCTGGTAGTGTAGATCTTGGTGTACTTAACACTACCGCAGCTGGTACTGCCTCTACTGCTATTGGTGTTACCTCTGCTAATATCATTCAGAAGCTGGTCGAGATGGGTCAGGTATTGGATGAGCATAACTGTCCTGAGGAAGGACGATGGGTTGTACTCCCCGCTTGGGCGTGTGCACTTATCAAGCAGTCTGACCTTAAGGATGCTTCACTTTCCGGTGACGGTTCCTCTATCCTGAGGAATGGTCGTGTGGGCATGATAGATCGTTTTACCATCTATATGTCTAATCAGGTACCGACAGTAACTAATAGTGGTTCTGCCACTACTGAGACTGTCTATTGTATGCCGTTCGGTCATAAACGTGCTCTCACCTTTGCCAGCCAGCTGGTAGAGAATGAGGTCATCCCGAACCCAGATGACTTCGGTCAGCTGATGAGGGGTCTGCAGGTCTATGGGCGTAAGATCATCAACGGTCAGCATGTTGGTGTTCTGCAGGGATACAAAGCCTAATAGCTTTTTATCTATGGGCGGGGGCGCAAGCCCCCGTCTTCCTAAGGAGATTTAAATGATTGCACCTTTTTTTAAGAACGAAGAGACAGGGCAGATTTGGGATTGGTCTGAAAGACTTGAGAGAGTATACCTCCAGCGAGGGTTAGTACCCTACACCCCAGAAGATTGGGAAGAGCCTAAGAAAGGCTTAGCAGTCCCCGGGCAATTTGAAGAAGTAACTCTTAATGTCTTTGATTATGACAACGCTACTCGTAAAGAGTTGTTTGATCACTGCCAGAAAACCTACGACCACAATCTTGCGTGGACTAAGAAGGTCGACATGATTGCTGAGTATGTAGAGCTTACAAAGGATATGTAAAGTATGGATGTTCAAAGTGTAATAGATAACGTATCTCGTACTCTTATAGACGAGGGCACAGTAAGACGATGGTCCGAGGTAGAGTTAATCTCTCATTTGAACTCAGCTATACGGGAGACTATCACACAGAAGCCCTCAGCTTATACTGTCACAGAGCATGTGCAGTTAGCATCTGGGTATAAACAGACGGCACCAACTGGTAGTATATTTATTCATGACATAGTTTGTTCTAGTTTTGGAGAGGGATTCTCTTATCAGGCTATAACACTTATTGATAGAGAGACACTTAATGACTTGATACCCACTTGGATGGCAACACCCGAGAGTGTGTACGCAAGGCACTGGATGTACAATCCTGCTGTGGATGTTGATACTTACTGGATCTACCCCCCTGCAGATGGATTAGGGTCTGTTGAAATGATTTATACCAGCATACCTACAGAACTTACTGATGTAACTGATACTGTGCCTTTGGATGATATGTATGTCAATGCCTTAATGGAGTTCATGTTGTTCAGGTGTTTTGAGAAAGATGCAGACAATCCTAATGCTGCTGTAAGAGCGCAGGCGCACTTTCAATTGTTTGCTAACCTACTCGGGGTTAAGCTGCAGATTGAACAGTTTATGGATCCAAATATACAGGCCGACCCCAATGTAAAAGAGGTTGATAACTAATGTCACTGTACACAGATTTTTACCCAGAAATACTTTCAGAGGTACCTCATTGCCCTGAGCCTTTGGTACTAAGAACTCTGCAGAGAAATATTGTGCCAGACTTCTTACGACGTACTAGGTTGTGGGAAAATGACGCTGATAATATATCAGTAGTGTCTGGTACTAAAGAATACACGATTACTTTACCTACTATAACAGATGGTGGGCAGACGATGCAACCACTTGTTATAGGTATAGTAGATATAAAAGAAGATAGTTTAGAAACAGGTGGGGACCTTGTAGAGGAATGGAGCTACGAGCACGGAGTACTTACATTTGCAAAGACTCCTACTTTAAGTAAGACTGTAGCTTTGAGAGTTTCACTACAACCTGTTAACTACGCAGTAGCCTGTCCCACTTGGATTGAAACCTATTACTCAGAAGCAATCATTGCGGGAGTAGCCGCTAGATTACAGAAGATTCCTAATAAAGAATGGACTAATCCTACAGATGCCCAACGTAATGAATTAGTTTACCACAAAGAAATCCAGAGGGCAAGAATTAATAAGAACTCAGAATATGGCACTAAGGAACTTGTAGTCGCCAGAAATGATTGGAGGTAATAACAAATGGCTTTACATGCATCCTTAGACTACACAGAGAACCACGTAGCTCACGCGTATGAGTACGCTAATGAAACCCAACGAACTACTGCTTCGGGGTTTACAGATGCTGACGTAGGAAAACTAGCACTCCAGACAGATGACTCCTCTCTTTGGATGTGTATTTCTCAAACTGGTGGTACTCCTTCTTGGCTAGCCGCTATTAAAACTGGAACGATTGTCACTGACACAATAGAGGAAGAGACTTTAAATAATGGTGTATCTATTGACCCATCCTCTGGGTCTTTTGTTGTAAAGGATGGTGGGTGTGTAGCCTCAGCAACTATAGCAGCTACCGCTTTCACAGGGGATTTAACTGGTGACGTAACAGGAGATCTTACAGGGGATGTAACTGGTACTGTTAATACATATGTACCTCTTTACACTGATGACGCTGCAGCCCAGACCTTTGACGGGCAGAAGAACTTCTCTGTGGCTACCTTATCTGACGGGGCGTCTATAGCTTGGGACCTAGATACTGAAGCTTCCGCAAAGGTTACCCTTGGAGGTAATCGTACTCTCGCTAATCCTACTAATATGGTAGATGGTGGTACTTATATTCTTAGGGTGCATCAGGATGTAGCTGGTTCCCGTACTTTAGCTTTTGGTGCTAACTATAAATTCCCTAATGGTGTAGATCCAGTTCTTACTACTACTGCTTCTGGGTGGGATATCCTAACTTTTACCAGTGATGGGACCTATATGATAGGTGTACATTCTGGTCCTTACGTAGCTTAAAGGTACCTTATGTTTATTAGACCTGTAGCTTTTTATTCTCTATCTGGGTTTCAAGGATCTGCTTTTGGCTATGTAGCAGGAGATAGTTCTAATACAACTAAGATAGAAAAGTATTCTTTTACTGTTGATGGTAATGGTACTGATGTATCTAATCTAACAGTAGCTAAGAAGGATACAGCTGGCGCCCAAAGTTTGGGGTATGGGTATACTGCTGGTGGGGCAACTAATGATGTAATTGACAAAATGGAGTTTGCTACCGATAATGATTCAACCGATGTAGGTAATTTAGCGCAGACTAAGTACTCAACAGCTGGGCATTCTAGTGGTGGGTATGGTTATGTATCTGGTGGATTTAGATCTGCTACTCTAGATGTTATAGAAAAATGGTCCTTTTCTTCAGATGGTAATGCTACTGACGTGGGGGATTTAACAGTAGGTCGTGGTAGGTGTGTAGGAAATTCTAGCCCTAATTACGGGTATACTTCTGGTGGGCATACTAACTTTGCCGTACCACAAGGGTATACTAATATAATAGATAAATTTAGTTTTGCTACCGACGAGAACTCTACAGACGTAGGGGATCTTACTGTGTACCATAGATGGTCCTCTAGTTCATCTAGTGATATATACGGGTATGTTACTGGTGGAGACACTACTAGTGCTGGCGGGGTCGTAGATAATATAGAGAGGTTCTCTTTTACTACCGATGGTAATTCTACTGATGTAGCAGATTTAACTGTAGCTAGAGCAGCGGCTGCGGGGACATCTAGTACTACACATGGGTACACAGCAGGTGGAATAAGTTCAAATGTAATTGATAAGTTTAGTTTTTCTATAACTGTGAATGCAGCAGATGTTGGAGATTTATCAGCTGCTACTCAATATGGAGCAGGATTCCACGTATGACAGATATTAAAGTATTTGAAGATAAAGATCTTGTATCTTTCGGTGGTGATACTTTACCAGCTAATTTAGTGAAAGCTGAGAATGCTATCGTAGAACTTGAAAGAGATTTTAAAGTCTTCAATCATTCTAATAGTCAAACAGCTTGGCAGTTATTTATACTTAATCATAAAGGTGGTCTTCGTAATGTAAGACAGATCTCTGCTGAGATATCTCGTAAGCGGGATGCTCTTATTGAAGCGAAGTACAATCATCTAGAAGCACTGGCTGAGGTTGATATTTGGAAGGAAGAACTCGAGATAGAAGAAAGCCCAGCTAAACGCAGGCTTCTAGAGATCAAGATAGAAAGAGTAGAGCAGTCAGCACAACTTGCTATAGCTCCTATTGAAGGGGCACTTAAAGATATCATACAACTCCATGCTCACTACACAAAGCTTATGGAACAGTACGATGGGTATACTGAGGAAGACTTCGAGAAGGAAGAAGTAGCCTACTGGATTAAGAGATGTATATCACAGTGCCTACGAGATATAAGACAGTTTAATACTGTGACTAAAGGAGAGCAAGAGCCTCTTGAAAGTATGGGGCTGAATGTTCTCGCTGTTATTGATGACATGCGTAGGTACTTAAACGATGTTGAGATGCAAACTGTAGATGGATCCTGTCTTGATACATATCTAGAAGAGTGTGTAGAGAAGTATTCTTCAGTTGTTCAATCTCGATTAACATTTATTAGAGAAGCTGCTTTAATAGAGGAATCTACTGATGCCTAAACCGATAACTATATTTGACTTCGGTGGTAAATACCCTAGACTTCAGCCTGAGATGTTACCTGCTAATGGTGCACAGGAAGCTGTTAACTGTGACTTTAGTGCTGGGGGACTGAAGCCTTTTAAGGATTTAAAATCTATAGCCACTCTTACTGGTGGTACGGTCACTGACTCTGCTTTAGTAGATGTTACCGACTCCGCTTTAGAAGTAGTAACTATAGGACAAGCTAACTTTATGTATCCTATAACAGCGTCAGATGGTACAGTATTGTGGTTGGGTTTGGTTAATAATAACCTAGATATTATACCATCAAGTATCTCTGATTCAGATGGAAGATTTTATTACACAGGGGACGGGTTACCAAGTCAATCTGATTATACTCTAGCTAATACTGGGACTGTCCCTCCATACCCAGGAACTTTTTATAGGTTGGGGGTACCAGCTCCAACGGCTGCTTTAACACTCACTCTTACAGATGCAGGGGCTGGGTCTAATGTCGTATCTACGGCATACGTTTATACATATGTTACAGTCTGGGGAGAAGAGTCAGCACCTAGCCCAGCCTCTGCTAATATAGATGTAGATTGGGTTGATGGAGATTCAATAGAACTAGATAACTTCTTGCTACCTACAGATACTGATCTTAATATAGATGCTATTAGAATCTACAGAATAAACTCTGGTACTGCCACATCTGAGTTTCAGTTTGTTATAGAGGTAGCATGTGATAACACTTTAGGAACAGAAGAGATTGATGGAACTCCTGTAGCTAGTTACACCTACGATGACTCAGCACTTGATGGAGATCTTGGTGAAGCTATTTCAACAGCCGGATGGTTAGAACCCCCCACTACTATGCAAGGACTTGCTTTAATTAATGGTGGCTCTCTTGCTGGGTTTGTTGATAATACATTGTATATCTCTGAACCATACTTTCCCTATGCTTGGCCTACTGCGTATAGTGTAGATTTACCCAGCAACATAGTGGGTATCTCGGCAGCATTAGGACGTACTTATATATTAACCGAAGGTAATCCTTATTTTGCTTCTGGTAATGACCCAGCTACATTTATACCACAAGCGTTACCTTACCCGCAACCTTGTGTATCTAAACGATCTATTGTACCTACCGACATGGGTGTTATCTACGCATCACAAGAAGGTTTGTTTATGTTGCGTGGTGACCAAGGTACCGTATTAACGGAAGAGATATATGATGAACAGAACTGGCGAGAACTAGATATTACTAACATCAATGGTACTTACCA